CGGAAGAGAGCGATGACGAGGACGACATGTCATGCTTTTCCGACGGCGATAGCTACCGCAACCGATAAACTAACCCATAGCACTACCCATTACCATAAAAATCGACTTTCACCATTCTCTTTTCAATATCTGTGTCATCATGTAATAACATCTATTTAACTAACCAAAAGAAAACTGTGCACGCTTTCCCAAGCTGCACTTTTTTTACGTAAAATTGATTTATGTAATCATATAAAAATCAATTGACTATATACACTACTCTAAAAAGAAGATGAAATCCCGGTTTTACAAGCCAAAGATAAAGGCTGTTGCTGCTACTGCAGCAGCACCTATGCCATATGTACCTACCAAGGAATATAAGGAAATGGTCCGTCTAGCATCACGCATCGGCAAAAAAGGGTATACAATTCCAAAATCCGTCTTGGAAAAGGATGATTTGGAAACACTTTACAAAGAATTGTTTGTCAAACCGATTACACAAGGACCTCAATACGCAGCAGCTGCTGGTGGTGGATTAGACGATGCAGCCGGACCGTATCCTGTCTATCGTGAAAATGAGAAAAAGATCTATTTGCCAAGATTTTACGGAATTGCGAGGTATGGCGAACCGCCTCTATCCGATATTCTTGGCCAGGGAGATTCAATCGATGTAGAATTTGTCAAACCCTTGCGCGATTACCAAGATACTATTATTGATGTTTATATGAAACATGTTTCGACCACCGCGGGTGAACCAGCTGGTGGAGGTATACTCGAGGTTCCGTGTGGACGCGGTAAATGTTTGGGAAAAGATACGCCAATACTGATGTACGATGGTACAATCCGACCCGTCCAAGATATTCAAGTTGGAGATCTCATCATGGGCGATGATTCGACACCAAGAACCATTTTATCTTTGGCGAGAGGCCAAGAAACCATGTATAAAATAAGCGATACCTATATCGTGAATGAAAGTCATATATTATCTTTGAAACACTGCGCGACTCACCAAATATACGATATTACTGTCCAAGATTATCTATCTTATCCTGAAAAAGACCGGCTCTTTGGATATCGCGTTCCCATTGAGTTTACTGATGATACATTAAGTGACAAAGATACACATCCTTATTACTATGGACGGTTTGACGTATCCAACGAAAGATCATTTTCCGAAAAATATCTCTATTTAAACCGATCTCATAGACTATATTTGCTCGCCGGTATTATAGACAATTATATAAATGCATTTGATGTTGACACATGCAACAGCATTTGTTTTGGACCGATTTCCAAGAATGTTATAAAACAGATTATCTTTCTAATCCGATCATTAGGATTTGACACAACCCAAGAAGATGGCTATATTCATTTTGGGAGTTCCGCTTATATTTCAATTAAAGAGATTCCGTCGCAATATTATCGTTTTGACGACACCGGTTACAAGAGATTGAATCTTTTGTATGATATGACGGTGGAAAAATTAGGCGTGGACGACTATTATGGTTTTGAAATCGATGGGAACCGGCGATTTGTATTGGGCGATTTTACCGTTACGCACAATACCGTAATGGGTCTCAAGATCATCACACTCCTACAAAAAAAAACCCTCATCATTGTACACAAAGAATTTCTGATGAATCAGTGGATCGAGCGCGCCCAAGAGTTCATCCCCTCGGCCAAGATTGGTCGTATCCAGGGTCAAGTGTGTGATATTGAAGGAAAAGACGTCGTCATTGGGATGTTACAAACACTCTATGATCGCGATTTCAACTATGATTCTTTCGGCCTCACCATCATTGATGAAGTGCATCGTATCGGGAGCGAACAGTTTTCCAAGGCCCTCCTCCGCATTACGACGCCCTGTATGTTGGGTATTTCGGCGACAGTGGAGCGCAAAGATGGTCTGACCAAAGTGCTTTATATGTTTATAGGGGACAAGATTTATAGCGAAACGCGCAAGAGCGATGATCCCGTCTGTGTGCGCGGTATCGAATATGTTTCGACTGATGGTGAGTTTAACGAGTGCGAATATGATTTCCGCGGCAATCCGAAATATAGTACCATGATTAGCAAATTATGCGAGTTTGGACCGCGATCCGATTTTATTGTTCGGGTTCTTGGTGATTTGGTCAAGGAAATCGGTCATTGCGATCGTGATCGTGATCAGGACCAAAACCAACACGAAGAAACTTCACTGAATCGCGGACAAATCATGGTATTATGTCATAATCGATCACTCCTCACCTATCTACACGACGCGATCGTTCACAAGAACATTGCCCCAGTAGGTTACTATGTTGGAGGAATGAAACAGACTGCGCTTCAAGATACGGAAACGAAACGAATCGTCTTGGCAACCTATGCCATGGCGGCAGAAGCACTCGATATAAAAACGCTATCTATCTTGGTCATGGCCACACCCAAAACCGACATTACGCAATCCGTCGGCCGAATCTTGAGGGTTAGGCATGAAAACCCTATTATTGTGGATATTATTGATTCGCACGAGATTTTCCAAAATCAGTGGCGAAAACGAAAGACATTTTATCGGAAATGTAATTATCGGATACAGGCATCAACGAGTATTCGATATCAGGGTGTGGCGACGGAATGGAAAGCGGTTTTTGAACCGCGTCAAGGGAAAGAATCGTCGGGGTCCGATGATCCACCGAAAATTATGGGGTGTTTGATAAATGGAATTTGAAAAATTGAATGGCTTTACATAAATACGATGGTGCAATAAAACAAGAGAAAAGAAGTAGCAAATAAATAAAGGACAAAATTACCATGTCAATCACCCCCACATTTAACAGTGCAAATGTACAAGAAACACTTCGCCTTCTCAATGAAGAAATAAAGACAAAGGTCGAGGCCGGTGCCAAGATACCTACTATGCCTCAGGATAAATGGCGTGATATTCCGGATTTAATTCGTCGACTCATGACGGCAATACCATCCGACCAAAAAAGCCTACACCACGAGTTACATGAGTATAGTAATATGGCATCTTGTATTGGACCATTCGTAGTAAAGGCTGGGTATACTCGCGACCTACCCTTGCAGGTTATGCGACAACATATTGCAACCATCACACAACAATACGGAATTCCAATACTTAATACTCGACCTTGGACGATTGATATCCTTTGGCACAGACATGTAGTTGAGATATATCATAGTCTCAGATACGATGCGCAGGATGTGAAATGTCTGTATGAGTACACTAGTCCCTTTATAGATGATGTGTAATATTTATTCAGTAATACGGCCCTTCGCTACTTTTGCTTCCAAAATAGTTCATTCTTGTAAGAATGTGTAAGACATTCATTATGCATAAATCCCGAAGGTTCGTTAAAATAAAAGGGTTGATTCGCCATCACACATCCCAACCAAAATGTCTCTTTATCACCCCATACATATTGATATGTCTGAGGATGGTTTTCATTCATTGCAAAAATATGACGAAGTGATTCTGCATGTCTTTTTTTATCCATATATACCACTCCCGATTCTTGAAGTGCTTCTTTGACTGGTGCTGTGGGTGGATTTGATTCATAAAGATATAGCCATTCTTTTGGAAAGAGATTGTGCTTTTTGGGGATTAGCGATTGAATAAATTGTTTGCGTTTTCCGTAAAAGACTAGACTGGTAAATTTACTGGTACCACGTAAACTTAAATCGCGAAAGGTCCATGAATCCAAATCTTTGAAAAAATAGGCCCCCGTTCTAATATAGTTAGGATCCTCGTAAATGATGTCAGGACTTTTATAAAAACTTACATCAGCATCACATAAAATGGGTTCATCGAATGCGCAATGATAAAGAGCAAACACTTTGACTTGAAATCCTTTCCAGTGATTTGGGTTAGCTGAGTAATCTTGCACATTTTTAAATGTCACGTCGGATAGTTTTGCCATTTTTTCCTTGACAGGGCTTGAAATCTCTTGACCAATTTCCCATATTTCAATGGGTAAGTTGCATCCATGCTCATTGCGCAAGGTTTCCATGGTCTGTAACCATATTTGTTCATATTTTTGCGGACAGGCAACGACAATTCCTCGTCTTGACATTTTTCAGGACAAATATAATAGGATAGTTCTATTCATCTTATTATATCATTTTTATCAAAAAAAGTAATATTTACGTTTCTTGGTCTTGGAACTGTTCTTTTTGCTCCTTCTTGTTTTCTTGGTAGCCTTTTTGTTATTTTTACCCGTTTTCTTACCTTTCCTCTTTCCACCCACGGCCTTGGAAACATAGTCAGCACTATTCCCTCCTAAATCATTCGTCTTGGCACCAATAATCAAATTATCATATTTATTCGTATTGTAATCAACAACTGAACTAAACGCACTAGACATGGTTTATTATCTTTATCTATTTCTTACACTAACGATATATTTATTTTCGGTGAAATTGTGGTTTTCGATAATGCGCATTTTTTTGACCCATCGCGTGATGTGTCTGTTCATTGTATCCCACCAACTGCTGTATATGAACAACCGCCTTTGAGCCATGTTCAAGAACCCTCATCGGAACCCAACGTTTGAATTTCGGATGAAATTGGCATTCCATGGTCAATATCTTGGACAAATCCACATATTTATCTGTGCGTGTGTCTTGGAAATCGTCTTCATCATCGCTTTCCTCGATATAGTCCAAATTCCGGTTTTCCTTAATATTTCGGAAGAGTCCATTCATGAAAAAACTCGTCTTCATATCGGGAATATAGGCAACGCCGCAATAGACCATGCTCGATTGTTTTCCGAAAGCATATAGATGATATATATCGAATTGTACATCAGCCTTGACCCGGAAAACCGTCGTTTCGCGATATTGTGGCTTGGCGAAATTGAGATTTTTCGGAGGAATGAGGAGTTCGGTCACTAGTTCGTCAGCACATGCACCAACACCTGCACCTAGACCTTGGCCAGGCATTTTTGCCATTTCTTTGGTGACATTCAAATAGGGAACAATCTTGCTCAGACTGCGATACTGTAGATGGTGGTATGGATACTTTATCGGTATTGTACCCGGTTCACATATTTCTGCTGTATACAATCGGAATGGACTCTTGATCCCTTTCCACCCCTTGAAGAAATCTTGTATCATACCCAACTTTTGCGAAAAAACGTAGGATTTTAAAGAAATGCCTTTATAAAAAAAGACATCTTCGATCACGAGAGCTGCGCCATCATCGACCAACGTTCCATAAAACACGGTACCCTGTGCCAAAGCGGGTGTGACGGATGGACCCACTTCGGCTTGCATGACTGTCCCGATTTTCTTCTCGCGATTCAGTTCAAGAATCAGGCATACATCATCCTTTCTCGAAAACGTAAACCAGGCAAATGCCTTTTTGCCCTGAATAATGGAAATACAGGCATCATAGGTATCGGGAACTTTCTTATGTGCATCCGTTTCATAGGAAAGTTCAAACTGGGGGAATCGCTTCATGATTTCGTGGACATTATTTGCGAGCATCGGCGTTGTCATGGTACAGAGGAGAGAATAGGATCGAAAACGATAACGTATATTATCTATATATAGAAGGTCGATATAGTTCTATATCATTTACACCGATAAATATTTTATCACAATAGTATAATACAATCTGTAATGGATATCTTTGGAACAGGCAAAATCACATCGAAACAGTTTTTGACGGATATCATATCCGGTCTCACCATTTCCATTTTGCTCATCCCCGAGGCCATTGCCTTTGCCCTCTTGATTGGACTGTCGCCCAGTGTAGGTATTCAAAGTACCATGATTTTATCACTGGTCGGTTCTATTTTCGGCGGCCAACCCGGTCTCATTAGTGGTGCATCGGCTGCCGTAGCAACCAGTATTGCTGGCGTGACAGCCTCAGTCGGAAAAGAATACATACCTTTCACTGTATTGATCGGTGGTCTTTTGCAGGCCTTTATTGGCGGAACGGGTCTCTATAAATTAATCGATATCATGCCCGCCGGCGTCGTATCGGGATTTATGTGTGGTTTAGCCTTTTTGATTCTCAAGAGTGAAATTGAGGGGTTCAAGACAAAAGAAGGAGAGTGGTTTACCGGCGACCTATTAGCATATAGTATTCTGTTGACGATTATTGGTCTCGGCATTGTGATTTATGGCGATTTCAAAGCCTATATCCGTATCCCCGGCGCGCTTTCTAGTATTGTCATTCTCTCTCTGTCTCTTATTTTGCTGCCGGCAATCAAGGTATTGCGCGTCAAGGATATAGGCCAAGTCAAGACTCTTTATCCTACCTTTAGCGTGCCCAAGATGGACGCATCAAAAACCCTGCTGAAAGTTTTGCCCTATTCGCTCGCCATGGCAGTTGCAGGGACAGTAGAATCACTCTTTAACTTGCGACGCGTCGGTGAGGAATTGAAGAACAAGGGCAATTCTTTCCAAGAAACCATGACACAAAGTCTTGGAAATATTTTGTGTGGTTTGACGGGTGGAATGGGTGGATGTGTTCTTGGCGGACCGACACGGTTTAATATTTCCAACGGTGCACAAACACGCATCTCGACCATTACTGCGGCCATATTTTTCATCCTCTTTTCCAGCATTTTCTTCAAATCCATCGATAATATTCCCATGCCCGCTATTATAGCCATCATGTTTGTAGTGGTCTATAAGACGGGCGACTGGTCCAAACTATTTACCATGCCCGATAAGACCTGGATTACGACTTTCAGTACAACATTGTCTGCATTTGTGAGCGGAAACTTGGCATTTGGTGTCTTCTTTGGAACCGTGGTGGATACTTTGTTACAAAAGTTTGTGGTGTAGGGTACAACTGTAAATATGTAAACAGTATATAGCAAGTAGTATAAATAAAGATAGACAATGGAAAATCAATATTCCAAAGAGAGAGTGGATAAAATAAAAGGCTGCATCAAGGAACACGGATATGCGCCAAATTGGTCAGAGCCAACTACATATTTATCAATAACACTTTTTCTATTGTTCGGTACACTATACGCAATTCATAAAACAAAGAAATACAGTATTGCACTTATATTGCTGTTGTCATGCGTTTTGTTACGTTTGTTTATGATATTTCACGATACATGTCACCGTTCCTATTTTCCGACGGATGAACGCGAAAATAATCACAAGGGATTCAATTTCTTTGTGGCGTCTATTATAGAAACGTGGTGTGGATATTCAGCAGAATACTGGAACAACGGTCATTCGCGACACCACGCAGCTCATGGAAATATGAATGAATATGATGGAACACGAACCGTGTTGACGAGCGATGAATACAATTCTTTGGATACATGGAAACAATATGTATATGATATAATTCGATTTCCACCGCTATTTTTCTTGATTTTACCTATCTATGTGTTTTGGATTGCCCGGATCATAAATTTTGATATTAGCTATATAGTGAAATATATTTCATGGTTGGCCGTACTCTATATAATTGGTTCTTGGAAATTGATGATTTCTTATATTATTGCACAATATATAACGTGTACAGTTGGTGTCATGTTGTTTCATTTACAACATCAAGTGAATGTTGGATATTGGAAACCATTTGATAAGGAAGATAGGTTGTCCAAAGAAAATGCCGAACTCTTGGGAGCGAGCGTTCTCGAGATACCGTTTTTCATGGAGTTTTTTACAAACGGAATCGAATATCACAATGTTCATCATATCGATCCTGGGGTGCCTTGCTATAATACCAAGAAGATGTATTACGAGTTGGTAAATCAAGGATTGATTCAAGATAACAAGATCGGATTTTGGCAACAATTTACTAGTCTTGGACATACAATCTTTAACCAAACCACAAATAGATATGAATGATAAAAGTATATAAAGGAAGAATAATAGAAAACTATGGTGTAAGGGTCGGAACTTTACATCAAATGTCCGCTTGGTTGGTGTAGTGGTATCACGTTTCCTTTACACGGAAAAGGTCGTGGGTTCGATCCCCGCACCGAGTATGGTGCCTCTTTAGCTTAGTGGTAGAGCACCAGTCTTGTAAACTGGAGGTCGCCGGTTCAATTCCGGCAGGAGGCTAATCTATAGTAAGAAACGTGGTTTACACTATTTCGAATGTTCAATCCGAAATTGTGTACAATAAAATATATCTCTATATACTAGTATTACGATGTCTACAAACGCTGTTACTACGCGAAAAAGTGGTCAAAAATTACGTAACAATCGATTAAACCCATATTCTTCGCGCACAAGACGACAGTTAAAAGATCCCCGTAAGAAAACAAAACGGAAGGAGACGGAAGAAGAGCGACATAAAGATGAATATGTAGAAGAAGACGCGGAAGAAACGGAGAACCCCCTGCCAAGAAGCAGATTAAGTCTACCAAATTATGAAATCGCAAAAAGTGGGCCTTTATTGGTACATACCGAATCTGCACCAGGGCGTTTAGCCGCAAAAGTACCTGGAATTGCAGATTTTGCGAGAAAACCGTCGTTTACGCAACATAATGAATTTGAAAACAAATTTTTCAAAAACAATGCAAAGCAATTATTAAACACATATACCAAAATAGAAGGCGATGACCGTATATTATTACAAGTATCATGCGATGGTCTAGCACAGTTTCAACAATATCCCAATCTTTCACTGGGCACTCAAGGACCCGTAGACTGTTTTGTACAATCTTTGTTTTCACTAGGGCTAATAGAGGCTGGGTGCGCCAAAGAACATGCAAAACAAATCAATAGTGAGGGAAAGGGAGTTTTGTTTGATGTGGGAGGAGAATATTTATGTAGAGTATTCGGTGTGGCTCGAGGAATGATTAAATACACTAAAAAAATGGTATGTGATTCTATAAATAAACACACTAATTCAGGTGCTAAATTACAAATTACTGAATTTTTGAAAAAATACCTTAAACCTGGTAATGCGACTATAATCACATTATACTTTCATAAATATGGAAAATTCACAAATGCACATTATATGATAGCATATAAAAACAAAACTGATGCAGAAGCCATTTATTATTTTGATCCACAGCAACAAGATGTTCTTCCGAAAAACAAAACAATATCAAGAACATTACAGCATCTAATCAATTATAATAAAAGTTTTATTTGCGAATTTGGATATTATAGTATATTCGAAATGAATGAACCCATGACGCTTCTAACTGATACATGTCCTATCCCATTTGACCCGAAAACTACAGTGAAGATAGGAGTGTAAACACGATCGATGCACACGCTTCGATAGGTACAATCGCCGTTCCTGGCAAAGCCCCCGTTAAAAAGGCTGGATACCCCACGCGCATGCCTATATCATTCGACCAAAACAAAAGGGCAATCTTATCACCCGCAGATGCTTCTATCATGACCGTATTCGATATCATATATTGCCGATTCCCCAAAGGAAATTCGACCAAGGAAGCCGATCCGCCAATTTGTTCGCCATTTTTGGTGAGAACCGTTGCACTATCCACTGATGAAATGAGCCCCGATATGTTGGTGGATCGGACATCGACTTTATATGCAATCAAATACACTCCATCTGCAGGTACGATAAAGTGCGT